TATCGATATTGACATCCATGCCTGCAGCTATCTGGGCCAGGGCTTCGCGCTCGCGCTTAACTTCCTTCTCCTGTGCCTGCTCTGCTGGGATAAATATCCTACGAGCTAAAACGGGATCGAGTTTTTCCCCTGCGACCTGCAAAAGGCTGGCCGTATCCATCGTTCCGCTATCATCAAGCTGTTTTAAGTGTGTAAAACCTTGAATGATTTTTTCTACATGCGCGGGATCGGCTTCCAGTTGGTTATAATTAAAGTAAAAGTCAAAGCGTTCATGTGGGTCCCCTTGTTCGTAAACTTGGGGGTCAGGAACGCCAAAGACGGAGAATTTTACATTCTCCGGCCCAAACTGCTGAAATAAAGTAAAGGCGTGATCTAAAATATCGACAGCAAAGGATAGCCCCTTGTCGATAATAGCCTGCTGTTTTATCTGAATCTCTTGCTGCGAATCTCTTGTATTTTCGCTCATACGGCCAAAATAGCGATCCCCCTGCCTACGAATCTCGTTTCTGACATCGACGGTATGTGTCCCTTGATCTGGGATATCAGCAAACTGGTATTCTCTTGGATCCTGCCAGTAAGCCTGGAAAACAAAAGGTCCCCACTCGGTAGGTTCTCTACCGTAAGGATGCATTAATGGAGGTAAAGTAGATAGAGAACTGGCATCTGCGGAGGCGTCTAGCTCCACCTTTAATTGGTCTTGTAAGGCTTTACCCGTCTGTGCGTAGCCACGAACATCATATAAATTTTTACTTAATGCCTTGAGTCTTTTAATTTTAAATGGGTATTCCCCGTGCTGGTAGCCCAAAAGACTACTTTTTGCGTAAGGTTGTTTAACTCCATTGGCTACCGACTCATCGGTAAAATCGGGGTGCATGGTCGTCAGGTATATCCCCGGGACGCCTGATTCGCTGGTCAATCTCTGATAAACATGGACGATTTTCACAAGCCCATCTTTTTCTAATAGCTCGCGTGAGCTCAAAAACTCCTGATTGACGGTCTGTGTTGTCCCTAAGAAGGTATCGGTCTGTCCCTTGAGGTTGGCGATCAGGTATTCTACCCATCCGCTATCCCAATCCTCATCGTAAACTTTGCACCTTAACTCCTGTGGCGAGAGGTATTCCACCTGAAATATCCACGGAGCCTTTTGAATGTCGGTAGTATGTAGGGGGAAAAATATCTCCCTGCCCACCTGGAACGTCCTGATTACAGGTCTATCTACCATTCGTCGCTGGAAAGGGACGTCTGCTTCGCCTGTTTCCCTTAATGAGACGATAACCTTAACTGCGTCCGACTGTTTAAGGTCTGGAACTGACTGGCGCATGTCTTGAGCGAGAGCCTCATCATCAAGCCCATCCATAATATCCATCCTTGTCTCTTCTGGGAACTGTTGGATTTGGAGGGTCGTTGTCGTCTGCTCTACCCGTTTATCGTAAAAAATGCCCACACAAGCGATGGCGTCTTGGAAAAAGTGATTATAAGCGAGCTCCATCTCATCGTAGAACTCTTTAATATTGGAATTAACCATCCATTTCATCACATTTGTGATAAGGGAGGCACGTTCAATATCATTACCTTCTACGGGGAAAGCGGTTAGAGTTGCCCTTCTCAGCGCGGTCATAAGAAGTGATACATGAGTATCAATCATCTCATCAGCGTAATAAACCTTATTGTCTGCCGCTCCCTCCCATGGCTGTGGCGTTACTCCGCTGGAGGCATGTTTCCGGTTGTCAGGGCTCTGACCTGCCCATAAGCAGCGTCTAGTGTCCGAATTTTCGTCTAACTGGCTGACATACCCCTCTAAACTAGAAAGGGCACGATAAAATTCACCCGCAAGTTCAGTGATATTGGGGCCTACGCGACCCGGAACAAGCTCAAGGGCGGCATCTCTTGGATCATCTACCGTGGAGAATGCAGACATTTCGTGAATAAATTATATTTAAAGCATTATCTGTCAAGTCCTTTCTTCTCCTTAATAGGAGTAAACGCCCTTTGTTACGGCTAATCTTCCGTCCCCAGCGAATATACAAGGAGTCACAACAGCATAGCGCAAAACATCTACGAAGTCTTTAGTGGCCTCCTCACGGGAACAATTTGTATATTCCTGCATACAATAAATAAAATTCTGACATTGGTCAGAAACTTTAAGTTTTGGGCGGTTATTTTCGCCTACTGGGTCGTCTGTATTATATTCCAGTAGGGTATTTATGGCCTGAATCCCTGGCTCTATCTCAGAATTCGTTGAATCACGATGGACTTTTGCTGGCGAATAAAAAAGGTTAAACATGGAAAGCCCTTGTATGAAGGAAGTTGTGGCATTAAGGGAGGGTCTTTGCTCCTTACCCATGCGTGGGTCGATCAACCTTCCGAACATAATTTCATCTTCCTCTTTTTCTCTGATAAGACTGGCATAGCTCTCATAGGACATAGCCCCACCAAAAGAAAGCTCTTGAGCTCTGCCTCGCTTCCCAATTGGCATTTGAGCGGCATTTACCCACGGCTCTGCCCAGTTTCCATAAGAGGTATCCGGCCACTCACGGTAGACCCACCAGTTATTGTATCTATCGAGGGCAACCCATATCATACACCAATTACGACTGCCAGCAGGATCAATAATATGATAACGAGTAACAGGGTTCTCTTGTGGAGAGCGGACAAAGGGGATATATTTATGTTCAATGACATTCGCCTCAAGGGAAAATTTAGGAAACTTAGCGACCATCGCCTTTTCAGGTATCCCATGTAGTCGGGCGATCTGGTGGGCGATAGATTGCCCTGAATAACGCTTATAAAGGTTTTCGTATGATTCAAAAGGGTTATCTTGACTCCAGAAATGGACAATTTTGCAGGAATCCCACTTTGTAGAAGTCATTTCGTAGGGTATCTCTCGCTCTGCAATAGGGGAATACCGTTTACTATCTATCTTTGCTTTATAAAGGAGGTCAGAGACAAGGGAGGTCCACCCCTGGAGGGTAGTAAAAGTAAGGAGCAATTTTCCCTCATATTTATTAAGCCTGGAGGGGAAGGTGGCGAAAAGTTTTTGGGGGATTTCCTCATCCGCCCATATAAAATGGCAAGATGTCCCCTCGATCTTCTGTGGATCTTTGTGCCACTGGTTATAGTTGTTAAATTTTATGTAAGACCCTGTTTTATAGCCAGGGTGCTTGGGAAATATTGCTATATCCTTTGAAAACCCCTCTTTCTGTGAATACCCTAGAGCGTAATCTTTTGATGAGGTTTGGGTAAGATCCTTATATTGTTGGGGTAGGGACTCATAAATAAATTTCTGCTGATCCTCTATCGATCTATCAGAAGCGGTATGCCAGCACCGGATCTCGGCAGCAGGGACATTTAAAGCAATCCAGACGGCCAGGCGGGCAGCAAAAGTGCTTTTAGAGCTCCGATTTCCACCAAAGATGACGATGATCTCATGGTCTTCCCATAATTCAAGACACCTCCGCCACATCGGGAGCGTCCATCCCCATTCTACAGGGTCGTGCTCCTCATTTGCCTCCTGTTGCTCGAACATGGAGTAGAGGTGCTCCACACGATCGTCGGAAGCTTTCGATAGCTTCTCTTCATCAATGCGAATAATGCCGTTATCCCAAATAAACTCTTCAGGCCACGGCTGGCCGAAGCTTGGGGATATCTGAGATGCTAGGACTACAGGGGCTTTCAGACGCCTCTTTCCTCCACGTTAAGAGCGGTTAATTCATCGCTGGCTTGTTTTATCTTGGCTGAGACTATATTACGCTCTGCCGATAAACCAGCGATTTCGGCTCTTTTAGCCTCTATACGCTCAATAACGGGGATAATCTTCGCAACTTTCTTTTTCGCTGCAACTTTCTTTTTCGCAACTACTTTCTTTTTTGCTGCTATTTTCTTTTTTACCATAAATGAGGGACAAAAGCACAACTACCCTGTCTTGTAAAGTAAAATTGAGCCCCCGAGGCAGGACAAGGTGGGGAAATGCAAATAACCCCTAACGGGATGGGGGAACACCCCGTTAAAACCTACCTCGGGAGCAAAGCCTTATTTTAAATATATTCCGTATTTTTCTACTGTAGCGATAAAAGAGCTAGCTGCTCGATGAGCATTTGTTTTCTTGGCATAAGCCTCTGAAGTGGACAGTATTTGCCCATTTTGCCCCATAACATTGTAATACCATCGTCCGGCCTTGTTTTCTTTTAGCTCCACATAAGGAGCATACCTCTCGCTACCTTTTTCAGGTTCATTACCACTCATTTTGTCCCTTTTTTTATTAGTTTAGGCGATAGCTCCCCCACATCGCTTATATGCTGTAAGTCTTTAATCCTAATTCCTTGTTTTATCAACAAAAAAGTGGCTACATCTTCCGCTCTCTTCCATTTAACCATGTGGCTCTTTATCCCTTTCATCGCCAAATAGTATATTTCCTGTAAGTGTTACCAAGGAACCTCCGTTTGCCGTTTTTAAGGATCGCCATTGTCCCTTTAGGCATCCGGATTACACGCATAACCTCCTCAAACACACCGTTTTTCTTTCTTCCACGGCGGCATAGAAGTCGATCACCAACAACAACATTATCGGCGGGCACAATGGACTCATGCGTTACCCGATCTAATTGTTCGGTATTGATCTTAGCTTTCATCTGAAGAGCTCGCTTTATGCTTTTCAGCTGAGATAATGTCGCTAGTGACAAATCGGGATCCTTTCTTTTTAATAATATGTAAATCTAATGTGCCATAACTTCTCCAAAGCTTAATGATCTGCTTAAAACGTACGGTCATCATCCCTTTTACATCGACAAAATAAGGATATTTCGTGTCATTAAGTGATTTAGGGAAATTAGGGACGATAAAAAAGTCAGGGACGTAGACGTTTTCAGGGACACCCAGCCATAGGCGCGGTTGCTCGATAAACTCAAGGATCTCCCCGCCTTTTTTAAGCATATATAGCTCTTTGGCGTATTCCATCTCGGCTTTCGAGGCATAGGTACGTCCATTGTATCTACGTTCATCTGGAGGAGA